CCATTTTCAAAGAAGAATCTAGTTTGCAGCACAGATCCAAAATTATAAGATAAAGCTCTGCTGCTCACAGTGTATTTTGATCCATTGTTCACTGCCTGTATTACCCATGAGGCATCTTGCATGGTGCCAGATGTATTGCCGGCGTTGGCCAAGCTGAAATCAGCACCTGCATCTAGATTCGTGGAAGTAATCAGATACCAAGTGAATGGTGTTCCAGTAACACTGCCGGTATTGTCATAACCCAGTCCAAAATTTCTATACAATAGAATCTGATTCACGATGTCATTTTGCAAAGTGGTAGACAATGTGGTGACCAAGATTGGAATTACTACTTCTGGGATAGCACCAGTGGGCACAAACACATTTAGTGCCACAGGTCCTGTGCCATTTACAAAATTACCTATACCCTGGTTGGTGCCGTCTATATAGATACTCAATGGACTGGCCCAAAACGAGTATCTTTCGCTGGCCAGTGTGGGTATCCCTAGTTTTAACTTGTTGCCGCTATCAAAGAAATATCCTGGAGGTGCAGCAAATTTTATCAAACTGCCCACGGTGACAAACTTAGTGTTGGTGCTGGAATACGTGCCCAATGGAGCAGGGTATCCTAAAGAATTTACAAAATAGCCAGTGGTTTCGTTGGCCAGTGTGGTGCTCTGATGCCAGGTCAGATTCAATACCGCCAGATCTGGTCTAGTAAAGTTGGCATAATAGAATTGTGTGAATTCATTTGAAGACAGGATTGGCTGTATCTGATTTGCAACCACACTGGCGATCTCATTGGTTGTTACCCAAGTGAAGAAGAACGAAGGCAATAGATTTTCTTCCCACAGAGCCCCGTCAGATGAAAATATATTTGTTGAACTGTATTTGCCAGTGTTATCCACTAGATCAAGATAACGGCTGGTTCCGATACTGGCACGATTCAATGCATAGCTCTTGATGATTGAATTGTATTGTGTGAATGGAAAGTTTGTGTAATCCTCACCATTGACCATGCGATTCTGCGTGTAGTATCTAGCCGGAGCACGTTGCTTGATCTCATCCAAGGTTTCTCTAGCTTGGGCATTGCTCACTGGACTGGTGATACCACAGGTGAATGTGATTGTTTGTAGTTGGCCTGTTCTGCTCACATATGTGATAGGCACAATCACACTTTGCATTTCTTCTGGATTGATGATGTATGTGAGACCGTTGCTGGCACGCACATAAGCACGGAATAATCCTACTGGAATAGATGAAAACACGCCATCGCCAAAAGTCAATGTGATCTGATCGTTGGCTCTGCTCAAGGTAGAATACAGTTTTCTCTGATCCGGTGCCAATTGCTCTTGTGCAGCGGCATACACTGATTCCACATAACGCCATTCACCGGTTATGGTTCCCACATTGTCCAGTTGAAACAACCAACGATCTGTATTGTTGACACCTTCAATATTGATATTCACTGTGCGGTTGGGTATACGTTCAGCTAAGTTGAAATCTTGATTTTGCAACACGCCTTGTTTGAAATAAAAGAAAAATCCTGTGTTTGTGCTGTCAAAGCCCAATTGATCGTTACGGAACAACACATTAAACTGTCCGTTGGGCTGTGGTGCCGGCTCGTAAATGAATGGCGAAGTTCCGGGTGTGCCCACCGATGTGGAATTCACTACCTCAAATGGCATGTTCACTCCGTCCACTGTGGCAGTGTAAGGCACCACGGGCAAGAATCCAGGAACAAGATTCAAGGTATATTCATTGGTGTCTATGCCCACTATGGTAGAACGATTTCCTGGATGTCCCACACGTTGAGTGTCCACCAAGGCAGCATTGATCACTGCGGTGAATTGTTCTGCCCAGTTGAAATTGGTTGGATCGTTCCAAGTGATAGTGGCGCCTGCAAGATCAATGCCGTTGATATCAGTGACGTTTTCTGTTGTCTGCACACTGAATACTTTGAGATATCCACTAGCGGCAGTATTGCGTTTGGCAGTATAGCTCACTAGATTGGCCAGGCGGACCACGCTGTCTCGTCGTTCAGCGGTGTCTATGTAGTTTTCTCTGGTGTTGAGATCGTTACGAAAACTCAAGGATTGACCCATGAACGCAATCACATCCAATAGTGCTATGAATTCCGAACTTTCAATGTAGTCATTGAAAGTTTCTGGGTAGTATTGACGTAAGTAGTCTACAAAACTCTTACGAAGTGCTTCAAAGTCGTAGCTTTGGAAGTCAGCTTCTCTGTAGGTCTGGTAGATGCGTTTCCAGTCTTCTACGCCGAATACAACTGTTTGTCTAGTGGTGCGTGCCATGATGGTCCATTATTATCTGTTATTTACCGCAAATATAAACGGCTGCTTTTATGCAAAATTTGCCATTCTCTGTTGTTGATCAAAGAATACACTGAGCAATTGGGCATCAGCATTGGGCACAAATTGTATTTCCAGTTCGATCAGGATGCCATTTTCCTGAGGAAACACGCTGAGATCTGAAATGATAACTCTGGGATCTCCCGAGGCCACACGCTGTATTTCCCGTCGTATAGCGTCATTGGTAGTTTGATCTTGATTTTCAAACAGTAGATCCCACAATGTGGTTCCGTAACTGGGACGTCCGGGTAATTGTCCCTGTGTGATATTGAAAGCGTTCAGTAGATCGCGTTTGATCAGTTCAGTATCTGTGAGAGTGAACTTTTTGTATTGATTTTGTGTGTTGAATCCAATGAATGTGGCCATGTTGATATTTAGTCAACCTTGAACCACCCTTATGGAGGACCATCACCACCACCACTGGGATCGCTGGGAGAATCACGCAAGCTGTTGGCATAGGATCCGTTAGCATCGGATCCTTCACTACCACCAAACTGTGCTGCATCCGCTGATTTTTGTTCGCTGGATGGCACAGCAGAATTCTCAGCCGTGGCTTCTTTGCTCCAGTCAGTGGCTTCAAAATCAGCTGCGCTAGGGAATGAATCTGTAGCAGCCGGGGCCACTGCTGGGGCCACTGTTGTTGTAGCCCTAAGGGCTAGTCCTGCAATAAACCCAAGCGGTCCAAGAAAGCCCAGAGCTGCTGCTACAGCTTTGGGATTATCTTTTGCAGCCTGTGTCAATGATGACACTGCCTTGGATAAACTAAATGATCCAGCAGCAGGTGTGGCGTTTTGTCCGGTTCCTGTGCCCCCGGCAGATGCAGCACCACTAAACATGGATGCCTTATCAGCAGAAGTGATTCCGCTGCCCAATGTAGTATTCTCGCCGCCCACAGTGACTGGTCTTCCGTCGCCACCCAGCACAGGTGATCCATCAGCAGTGCGTAATATGCCACCATAACCTACAGAGATTGGTGATCCTCCTGATCTTGTTATCTCCTGATTTACTGCTGCGATAGCCTGGGTCGGGCTCACACTACTAAGGGCAGCTACCGCGGTTGTAACTGCACTCTGGGCAGCCGAGTCTGATATCCTGTTTGAGGATGCGCCAGAACTTGGAAAATTTGGTGAGGGTATTTTTGGATTTCCAATCACGGCTGTGGTGGCTTGATTAACACTTTGTCTGTTCACTGTGTTTACATATCCTTTGGCTATGACAACTCCTAGAGAAAGAGCGCCGATTCCCACAGCTATGTTTTGATTCTTGGCTCCAAATGTGCTGCCATAAGTTGACGAATTTACAAAATTACTGATCTGCGTGGTTATGTTGGCCGGAGCATTGTTGTTCAGCCATTGAGTAGTTGGCTCTACACCATATTTGGTTGCTGCATTTACCAAGGGTCCCACTGCTTCTGCTGATTCATTTCCGTTGAGTGTTCCATTTTGTTTGAGCTGTTCATAGCTATTGCTCATGAGATTTTGCTGCGTGGCTGTTTGCAGCCCTAAATCGTTGAGTATGGTTTGTATGTCCGTAGCACCTTGTTTTCCAGTCCAACTGGTAGGGCTACTGAGTATACTCACGGCATTGGCCGGATCTTGTTTTACCTGATCAGCTATACCTGGTTTGATCAACCCTGCTGTTTGTAATTGATCCGCAGTAAGACCATATGTGCCCAATCCGTTGGTGGCAGTTACTACATTAGAAGATTGCCCAACCACAGCCGCTGTGGTAGCTACCAAGCCTTGAACCTGTGCCGAAGATACGCTGCCTACAGTTTGAGAATTCACACCAGTGTTGAGAAAATCACTCACCGTGATAGCAGTTGGTGGAGGCACACCAAGTTGATTGGGCAGTTTGATATTGTTTCCAATCTGTGCGGCCAGCGACAAGGCTTGTGGGCTGATCTGTGATGCTGCGGCTGTTAACCCACCTTGAGTTTGTGTAACAGCATTGACTAACCCGCCCACAGGCACCCCGGTTAATCCACCTGTTTTGTATTGTTGATTGAACACAGCCAATGCTGTGTCATAGGAGGTGCCTGCCGGCGCTTGCACTTCAAACGCAGCGCCTGCTGAGTTAGTGAATTTAAAAACGCTAGTGGTGTTGATGCTCATGCTGTTCTAATTATGCTGAAACCTTCAGGAACAGGTGTATCAGCAGGTGCCGGGCCAGGCTGACCATCTGTGAAACTAACTGTGTTAGGCACCCCTTGATTGTGATACGGATATGGCTCGTGCGTGGGTGCTCGTGTGACAATGCTTTCTAATCCTTGATCTTGCACTTGCCAACCAGTGCTGTTGTTGAATGTGGTATCCGGCATCTTGGTTGTGGGATACAATCTTGGCTTGGGCACTTGGGCACCTGCACGACCATTCAAGTCTATCCTACCTGCGTTCAATCTCAACGCACTGCCACTGTTCCAGGATCCTGATGTGCTTTGCACAGCTAGAGTTCCATCACTGAGCACACCAATGGCTTTTTCGCTGTATATCCTCATGGACCCTTCGGTAGCAATGTCCAATGTTGTGACTGCACCAATGTGTGTGGCAGCATTTGATTTCATGTTGATGTTACGTCCAGCAAACATATTGATATCTTTGTCGGCATGCAAGTTGATTGTGCCTTCAGTTCTCACGTTCACTGAATTGGTAGAATAAACATCCACTGTGCCTTCTGCTCCTAGTTCTATCCAGGTTTGCCCATTGGCATGTCCGATGTAGAAGAAATTTTCGCTGTCGTTCATCATGATCTGATGACCTTTGCTGGTTCTTAGTCGGAACAGGGCATTTTTGTTTTCTAAATCACCATCGTCCATGACCAAGGTATGTCCGCCGTAACGTCCAATCACTGTGACCTGGTCCGGGCGCAATGTGCCTGTATCCAGTCGCTGGCGTATGGTCTTAGGGTCTAGTCCGCCTTCGTATATGGGTTGACCAGGAGTAGATACACCGTATACTGTGCTAGGACTTTCGCGTTGTGCATTTGAGATAATGGGTCCACGTTCCGGATCACGATCCAGTCCTTGCTGGAAAAAGATAGCTGCTTGATAACTATGAACAGGTTTGGGCTGATCATAGAATCTTTGATTTTGATCTAGATCTTTATTGTCAGTGTTGATTTCTGTTACAGGTAGTTGTGGAGTATTATTGAAATACTCTTTTTGGGTTTTATTTTGTGTGACGTATTGACTTTGCTTGGCTGCACCTATAGCGGGCAGCATATGGTTCAAGTTGTCATCAATGATACAACCTAGATAATATCCTTGGGTAGGATCACCTTCCACAAAGAAACATATCACTCTGGTGCCAATGTCAGGCGGAGTGAACCACATGCCATAGCTTTGTTGATTTCCGGGATAATTTCCATAACCGGCAGTGGTTCCTGATTTCGGTGTTGCACCATAGAATGGTGGTAGATAATTGAGCCAGCGCAGGCCTGCCCTGTCGTCAGACCCTGAACTAAACTGTTCAATACGCACCTGCACTCTTCCGGCCCTGGTAGGGTCTACTGTGTTAGTGATCACTCCGATAAACGGCCCCATCTCTGCAGGGGTTCCGCCACGTGTGAATTTTTCATTTACCCGTTGTCCGGATATCTGTTGGATATTTTCTGCCATGTTTTATGATTCCTTGGTTTTATGCCAATCCTTGATCGTCGTCCACGATGCCTTGCTGCGGTAGTTGCCCTGTATCTGCCACTACAAATCCCGGCTGTTGCTGAGCATATGAGTCGTAGCTGTATCCGCCCAATCCATTTTCTCCTGGTTTCACTGCCAATGTAGGTGGCGCTTCTAGTCCACCAAATTCGTTGGTCTGCCCCACAGCAGCCACTATGCTCTCTGGTGGAATAGCAGGTCGAGGTTTTGGAGTGGAAATGGACGTGATAGAGTCTTGCAACCAGGTGCCCGCGGCCTTGGCATAACTGTTTACTGTATCGTTGAGTTTTTGTTCGTAGGGTCTCAGCAGATTTGATCCAATATTGGTCAGGGTGGCTGAGGCATAATTTTTGAGAGTATTGACTCCGGCCTGCAATGGATTTGAAGAATTTACTGTGCTTGGTATCACCCCGGCATCAAATAGTCTAGAAGTAGTGCTGCTGGCTCTTACTGCCACAGTGTTCACTAGTGCTGTGGCCACGCTGGGATCGGTATATCTTCCTGAATCTGCGGTTGCACCGGTGCCGTTGTAATCACCGCCAAATATCGCCGCTCGATCTGCAGACGTGAGTCCACCGGTGGCAATAGTGGTAGGGGCGGCATCGCCGGGACCTAGATCTAATGCATATCCTTCTAGTTCTTGTGTGAATTTGCCTCGATTAAATCTACTACGACTTTTAAAACAAATGTAGGTCACAGACTCTTGAGCATCACCTGCTTTGCCATTGGCCCGATCAGCATTGAAATTATTAGCACCTGTATCCATGAGACCAGTATCAAGATTATAATCTACAGGTTGATTCCAGGCGAATGTAAAATATGGAACACTGGCCGCAGTATTGATACTGCCATCTGGATTGAACGGATTGGCATATACCGATTGTAGTCCAGTCAGCACAGCCTTGATCGAGTCAGCAGACGGAAGCCAAGCAGGATCTCCCAGGATATCCAGTTTGATCTTGAGACTATCTGTGGTATACAAACTGTCGGCTGCATTGGCTGCAGGTTCAAATGTTTTGTTTGGGCCACCTTGGCGATTCTGATTACTGGCCTGCATGTATTGTTTTTTGGCCACATACAGATTGGTATTATAATTTGGTGCTAGTTTTTTTGTCACACCTGTGTAGCTCTGTGTCCATTGATTGTTGAAAGTCTGACTGAAATTTTCTATAGAATTGTTTTGCCCAGTGAACCAATAGTTATAGATTTTGTGTGCTCCACGAAACCTGCCTTTGGTAAAATATTCACTCAATACCTGAGTTTCGTATGGAACTATGGTATATGTCATCCTATACGCAAAATCGTTGCGTTTTTCGTCATAGTCCAAAGGGTCAGCTGTGCATATTATGTTGAACCAGCCAAATGATTGTGCAGATCTAGTTGGTGATGGATCAAATTGTTCTGTTTTGTTGTTCCAAATATACAGTTGTTGATCGGAAAGATATGAGCTGCTGCGAATCACTTCATCTATGAACTGTATAATCTGTTTACCGGCGGTGGCACCTTTGGTGCGGACATTGAGTGGAGCACTTTGCCTGTTGGGATCTTTTTGTGCCGCTGCGGAGTTTGTGCCAGCCGCACCAGTAAATGCCTTGTCAATAGGTCCTGGTGGTATCATCTTGGCCGTGGCGATCATGGGATCAGCAAATCTTATCACATATTCATCTGCAATACCGCCATTTTGATTGGCCAGCTGTTGACTGTAAAGAGTCAATGCAGTGGCCAATCCTGTTCCTATATTCACAGTGGAGGTCTTGGTAGCAGACGCGGCATTCTGAGGCGCTGCTGCGATACCGCTGGCCACGGCAGCAGAAGCTGTGGCCGATTCCGAAGCTCGTGTGATCAAGGTTGGGTTGTTGGCTCCTGATCCATATCCATATGCCGGAATACTTGCCATGACTTATCCTCTTCCAAACACAGTATCAGTGAGTGGTCGTCCATTGTCTGCCACTGTGATAGTTTGTTGTTGTATACCACCCACTAACATTTCTTGCACTGTGGCACCATTGAATGTGAAATTTTTAGGAATAGTTCCTTTGTTGGTGCTGGCACCATGATTTTGTCCCGGTGGAGCACATTTGATTGTGTATTCCACCAACTTGTTTGATACTACAAAATCCACGTTGGTAATGTTGAATGGTATGTATTTTTCTATTATGCTACTTTTATCAGTAACACCGTTTCTGGGCCCAATGGGCATGACAAGATTTCCGCTGGCATCATATCCATAAAATCTAACCACCATGCAATAGTGTGCCGAGGCAAAATTAACTGCCGCATCAGGTTTTTGGATACCTTTGGCCACATATAGATTGCGTATGGCAGAGTGTAGATTTCTCAACAATGAGATACCATTAGGCTCGGTCACTGTGAATCCTAATTCACTGATCACAGATGATCCTCGAGCACCAGGGGTGCCAGGATAGTTGAAATCCACATAAAAATTATCAATGTAGTAGTCCAATGGAAAGGACGGATTACGCCCTACTCCGTTTGTGCCATTGTTTGTGGGAACTGCATTTTGCACATCGGCCCCACCGCTCTGAGCCAAGAGATAAAATCCATTAAGGCTGCGAGACGAATTGATAAACAGAGTTTTGTATGCAGCAGGCTCCAAAAGATACCAACTGAGGCTATAGGTATAACTGGGATATTGATCCAATATATTTTCTTGGGCGGGTATATTATTATTGCCGTAGAGGTTGTCCAAGGCATTTTGCAACTGTGATCCTGGTTTCTGAGCACCATCTTCTCCAGAAGCACCTATCCCGCCTGATGCGGCATTATTGACAGCACGGGCTGTTTCTGCATTTTGAGCACCGGGCAAAAATGCACCACGGATGTCCGAGGCAGGCAGTGGACCTTTGGCAGGAGGAGATGAGATGGACTGAGTGTTGTTTATTGTACGAAGTTCAGCATTGGTTCCTGCATCTCCGCCTCCAGTGTCAGTGGTGAGAGTTTTGTTAGCATTGCTGTCAGACACAATGCCTCGGCCCTTGATCCTGCCGTCGGCTGCTAGTTCTTTCTGAACCGGAGGTGCAGGTGATTGCGGATTGGCTGATTCGTCTCTGGCCACCTGAGCCTGTGCAGTGGTATCAGCTGCACTAGAGGTATTGAAATTTAATTGATTCAATGCTGTGATCAGTCTACTTTGCTGGCCTTGCAATACAGCCAGTTGGGCTCTGAGCTCGGTCAGTCTTCTTGCTTTTTCAGCAGTGGTAGACACAGTAGAATTTTCTACAGATCTGATTTGCCCTTCAACCAGTCGGATCTGATCGTTAATGTTTGCAAGAGCATCTTCTAGC